AAGCGGGCGATATGACCACAAATGAGGCCACCTATCCGAGCTATGCTCGCGTGGCGGTTGCTCGCAGCGGAGGCGGATGGACGGTAACCGGCAACTCGGTATCGCCGACCGCCAATATCGACTTCCCGACCGCGACCGGTGGGTCTGAGACCATCACCCATGTGGGGATCGGGTCGGGCGTTTCGGACAACCTCATGTACAAGGGCGCATTGACGCCCACCATTGCCGTCTCCAACGGCGTGACCCCGCGCGTAACAACCGCCAGCACCATCACCGAGGACTAAGCCATGATCGGCGGACCCATCGGCCTCGGGCTGGGCGTCCCGCTTGTTACCGCAACAACAGTCGTCCAGTCGGGGGCGCTTGCGTCCCCCGGCTTGGCCGCGGTCAGCCCGGTTGGCAAGACAACCGCCGCTGTTACGTTTGCCGTCTCTGCCGATGCAGTCACGACGCTCCGCGGCGAGGCGATTGCGGCGGTGTCGTTCCTCCTGGAGAGCGACGCATCCGTTGTCGGCATCGGTCTGACAACCAGCGAAGCCACCACGACGATAGCGGGTTTAGCGAGCCTGACCGTCGCGGGAACGTCTACCGCCGCCGTTTCATTCAGTCTCGCGTCGGATGCTACCGTCGGCGGTGTTGGAGGCGCGACCGGAAACGCAACGCATGCGATTTCCGGAACCGCCTCATCAAGTTTGTCGGGCCGGTCGACTGCAAACGTCACAATCGCCTTTGCCGGCACGAGCGCACTCGCCGGTGGGGGCCTCACGACGACGCATGCAACGTTTGAAATCATTGGGGCATTTGGTTTTGCTTTTGAGAATGTGCCCCTGCTTGCGGGCACGTCACACATTCAAGGCGTCACCACTCCCGACTTTGCGGGTGCATTTTCCACGCTGCCAACACGAGACGCAGTGCCTGCCGTCGCGGCGGGCGCGGGTTGCAATGCGATACAAGCAGGCTTGGCCAACAAATCCATAAGCGGCAACGCAGACGCAGCCCGCCGGACCATTCGCGCAGGCTTTGCCAAGCGCTCCGCTTCGGGCGGAAGCGCCACAACAAACACAGGGTTATAGATCATGACCACGATCCTCAACCGCTCCAACACTGTCTCGCTCTCCTTTACCTTCAAGGATGAAAATGGCGATGTGGCCAATGTGGAGTCTGCCACCTGCCAGCTCGTTTATCCGGGCCGCGACGCATTCCAGACGGAAACAATCGCGCTAGCCGAGAATAGTGGTGCGTGGGAAGCAAGCTGGGATTCCTCAAACGCGCGAGGCGGCTGGGTCGAGTTTCATGCCCATGCCCTTTCAAGCGGAACGCCGGTAACGGCCTACACCGAGGACGGGCGCTTCAAACTCTCAAGCAATATGGCCAACCTTCAGCACGACGAACTGCCGCAAGGAGGCAGAGAGCTGAAGGATACTGGCTAGTGGCATCGCGTGGGAACGTCGCGCCCAAGGAACCGCTCCGCGTTCGCCGGGCACGAGAGACAATTCCGGTTTGCGATCTGACCTCCCGGCTCGCCGATCATGCATTGGGCAAAGTCGAGATGGCGCCGAGCCAGGTGTCCGCTGCACTGGGACTCCTCAAAAAAGCATTGCCGGACTTAAGCACGACAGGGATCACGCGAGGAGGGCGACGCCACAGGGACGACATCAGCGACGATGAACTTATCGCAATCGCCCGCAGAGGCGGCGCAAACGGTTCTCGCAAGAAGGAGAGCGCGTGAAAGCCTGATCGGTTTTACCACCTACACCTATCCCGCATATGTCGAGACGGCGTTACACGCCAAGATCGCTCACGCCCTTGAACGCGTCGAACGCGGCCAATGCGACCGGCTGATGCTTTTGTTGCCGCCGCGCCACGGCAAGAGCGAGCTGGCGTCCCGGCGCTTCGGCGCATGGTATCTCGGACGCCATCCTGACAGGAGCCTGATAGCAGCATCTGCATCGGCCACCCTGGCGGAAGGCTATGGGCGGGATGTGCGCAACATTATCAATTCGACCGAATACTCCGCTCTGTTCGATACGAGAATTTCAGAGGACTCCAAAGCCAAGGGCAGATGGCACACCGATAGTGATGGCCAGTATTACGCGGTCGGTGTCGGAGGTGATGTCATGGGCCGTGGCGGAGATATTTTTCTCATAGATGATCCCTTCGCCAATATGGCCGACGCGCAAAGCGAGACGCGGCGCGACAAGGTCTGGCAGTGGTATACGGGCACGGCCTATAACCGGCTGGAGCCGGGCGGAGCGGTCATTCTCATCAATCACCGCATGCATGAGGACGATCTTTCAGGCCGTATCCTTGCACAACAGGCAGCCGGCGGTGACACCTTCGAGGTGATCGAGTTTCCGGCAATTTCTGGAGAGGGCTCCGCCCTCTGCCCGGAACGTTATACGCTCAGCGAGCTGGAACGCATCAGGGCAAACACATTGCCCCGGTTCTGGTCGGCACTTTATCAGCAGCGTCCCGCACCCGACGAGGGCGACTATTTCAAGACGGAATGGCTGCGCAGTTACGTGGACCCTCCAGAACGCAAAACGCTGCGCATCTATGGAGGGTCCGACTATGCGGTAACGCAGGACGGTGGCGACTACACCGTGCACGTGGTCATGGGGATCGACCCGAAGGGTCGGCTCTACCTGTTGGATTTATGGCGCGGACGCACCGACTCCAGCGTCTGGATCGAGGCATTCTGCGATCTCGTGGGAAAATGGGCGCCAATCGGCTGGGCCGAGGAGCGGGGACAGATCCGTTCAGGCATCGGTCCGTTCCTGACACGGCGCATGCGCGAGCGCGGAACCTTCGTTCATCGCGAGGGGTTTCCTGCGCGCGGCGACAAATCAATCCGTGCGCAATCAATCCGCGGGCGGATGGCGCTCGAGGGGCTCTATGTGCCGGTCAATGCGGACTGGTATCCCGACTTTGAATCCGAAATGCTGAGCTTTCCCATGGGCAAACATGACGATCAGGTCGATGCACTTGGTTTGGTGGGTCAACTGCTCGACAAGATGACAGCCGGCGTCACCCGTGGATCGGCCACACCCGCAGTCGATCGCTGGGAGCGGTTGTTCGCCGAACGCGACGCACAAGATATGAACTGGAAGGCCTACTGATGGCAAAAAAAGCTCAAATGACAGATAAGGAAACGCTGACGCGTCTTGTCGACTGGTTCGAGGAAGCCGAAGAGGCGAGCGACGACGCGCGCGAACTCGCCTTCCGCGATATCGATTATTACGATGGCAAGCAGCTGACGGCGGAAGAAGCGAGCGCGTTGAAGAAACGCGGCCAGCCCGACACCACCTTCAACTTTATTGGCGGCAAAATCGACGTGATGCTGGGCCTCGAAATCCAGCAGCGCTCGGACCCGAAAGCCTGGCCACGCACTCCCGACGATGCGAAAGCTGCCGAAGCAGCAACCGATGCGCTGCGGTTCGTGGAGCGCAAGCATGACCTCGACACACTCTTCTCCGAGTCCTATGAGGATCTGGCCAAAGGCGGTTTTGAGGTCATCGAGGTGCTGGTGCGCAACACAAAGGCGGACCGGGCCGAGATCGACCTGAAGCAGCCCAAATTCGACCGGGTGTTCTATGACCCGCATTCAACGCGGCGTGACTTCAGTGACGCGCGCTATATGGGCTATGTGCTGTGGTGGGACCGGGATCAGGCCGAAAAGAAATGGCCAGACGGAGCGGCGATTATCGCGGGAACGATTTCCGAGACCGAAACCGGAGACTATGACGATAAACCTTCTCACAAAGTGTGGGCGAAGCCTGGAACACGCGCGCGCATCCGCCTTGTCACCATGTATTGGAAGGATGGCGACCAGTGGCACATGACCAAGTTCACCAAGCAGGGTGTGCTTGAGAGCGACCCGGTTCCATACCTCGATGATGAAGGCCTGTCGGTCAACCCGATGATCATGCAGTCGGCCTATGTGGATCGAGACAATGCCCGCTATGGGGCTGTAAGGCGTCTGATAGGTCCGCAGGATGAAGAGAATAAGCGCCGATCAAAATTTCTGCACATGATCACCATGCGTCAAACCCGTGCGGAAAAAGGGGCGGTCGACGACGTGGGTGAGATGAAAGCGCAGCTGGCGCGTCCCGATGGGCACATTGAAACCAATCCGGGCTTCACCTTCGAGATTATCGATCAGAGCGCGCAAGCCTCAGGGCAGGCGAGCCTGATGGAATACTCTGCCGGGCGAATGGACAAGATCGGCGCCAATACCTCGCTTCAGGGCAAACCCGAAGGCACCCCCTCGGGCCGCGCCATCATACTGGCGCAGCAGGGCGGCATCGCCGAACTGACGCCCTTGTCTGAACGTCATCGCAACTTCAAGGCGCGGGTCTACCGAGCCGTTTGGCAACGCATCC